TTCTTGTATGAATAAAACGGATAAATTTTTTATTTCAGTTCCAGAGGTATGTTCAGATGCTATAGTATCATCAAATACCACATGTTCACGATTAATTTCTAATAAAGATGATGAGATTCCAACATTAAACCCTGATACTCCACTAAATCCACGTATGCAACCTGTAAATGAAGTAGAAGTTATACCAGTGTAAGATATTATTTCATTATCAATTTTAATAAGTCCATATTCATCAGGAAAACCTTTAGTTGATGGTACATTAATAGTTGTATCAGCCGAAGATATATCGGATGTAATTGAAGTGACCCCAACTACAACTTCAGATGTCAAATTTTCAATCTTAATATACTGATCAAAATTATTAATTATATCAACAGCACCGCCTTGAAATTCTTGAGAAATATAATATTGCTTCAAAAAATCAGCAGCTTTTGAAAAATCAGTTAAAACAAATTCAGGTAACTGATTCTCAATAATCGTGCTAACTTTTATTCTTTTGTCATACTGCGACATAAATTATTTCCTCTCTAAATCACCATTAGAGTAACTTGATGTATAGTAATCTCTTGTGAATACAACCCCTGAAACATCTTCTCCTGAAGCAATTACGTCTTTAAGAGTATTTATTGTGCTTTTGGATACGTCAAAATTAAGATATAGATCTTTCAATCCAATTACATCATTTGATTCTGGAAACGCTTGAACTTCAATTATATTATTTTCACTCACAGTTGATGTTATGTTTATTGTGTTTAGTATCACTTCTCCCTTCTTATAATCAACTATACCAGCATCTTTTACTAACACAACTTGTTGATTTTTATTATTTTTAGAAACAACACTTAATGTCCCTTTTAAACTACCATCAAGATTACCAACAATATTTTTATTTGGAATATCTGTAAGATAAGCTATATTCGTAAATCCACTAATTGTAAATCCTGTGCTTTTTATATTGAATCCTGCTGGATTTATAAAAAAACGATTTCCAAAACAAAGTTCATATTGAGCAAATTGATTAAGAAGTGCTTTCATGTCCCTTCTGACAATTACTTTTGTAATGTTAGATGTAATTCCATTATCAACACGATCAATAAGTGTGCTAACCTTACTATATTTGAATCTACCACCGAACTTGTTAAGTTCAACGTTACTAGCATAATCATTCAATGAACTTATAATATTGGTTCTTAAGGATGTCGCAGAATCAACTTGAGCAGGGTTATAGTAAATATTAGATTCAATTTCTACATATAGTATTTTTAAATCAACTATTTCAGAATTTATACCAGCGATAGCGTAACTCTTTAATTTGTTTTTAATTTGAGATTTGTCAAAATCAGATACAAATGTACCATTCTTTGGTTTAATACTGATTTGAACTTTACCAAATTGAGGTGGGTCTAATTCTTCACCACCTACAACTGCAACAGATTCTGTTTGGGGAAAAATTGTACCTATTATTGCCTCATAATCTCTTGGTGTAACTGCTCTGTATTGTGCTGAATAAAGTCTAGGAGCAAAATACTTAATAGAAGACACATCTTCAACTTCAGCACCGTTAGAAGCGTTTGAGACGGTGGTTATTGTTATATTATCAGTAGGTGTAAAGAATGAAAATGTACCATTAGATTCAGGTTTTTCAAATGTTCCTTGGAAACTGAATTGTGATGGACCGTTTCCATCTTGACCATCAGTTACAAGATATTTTGCAGTTATTATTTGAGCATTTTCTAATTTTCTTCCAAATAAACCATCACCAAATAATATTTCGTATTTTTCATCTTGAACTTCCTGTGCAAGGAAAATTTCAGAATTCTTATCAATGTTTAATATATTATCTACCATTGCATATTTTCTTCCAAGTGTAGTATCACCTGGTCCTTTGACATATACTCTCAAAGTTGAACTATCGATATTTGGACTATCAATAATAAATCTTTGATCTTGTGAAGTATCTACACGAAAAACTCTCTGAAGAATAGTTCCTTCATAAACACTGATTTCATTATCAAATTTAGCAAATGATGTGCCACCTATATCTACAACTCTAGTCGATGAAATTTCTTCTGGTATTGAAAATCTATAAGTTGTATTAGCTACATTACCAACACAAACTAATCCTGCACGAAGATTGAGGAATTTTGGAGTGCTATCATTTGTTGCACCCAAGTTTACATCACTGAGTTTAATTCTAGCGATTGCAGCGGTTTTAGAACGTGGTACATAACCAATAGTTCTTGCAAGTGAAACAACGTTTTCACGAACTGTAGCAGAATCTAGGAACGATTCATTTGCAACCAAGTTAGCATTAAAAGCATTAATATAAGAATTATATGCTAAAGTATCAATTAAAACTGAAAAGTTAGAACCTTCAAAGTCAAAATCAGAGAAATTTGAGTTTGAACGCAAAAAATCTTTAATCTGTGTTTTGATTTGATCAAAATCTAAGTTTGTAAACTGTGTAAAAGGCATATTATCTCGTTGGTTCTAGTATAAAATCAAAAGATTGTAAAGGAGCTTCCATTCCTACAATTTCAAAAAGCACTTTTACATCGATAGCGTTTGAATCTGGTCTTGCATCAACCTCAATACCTATATCACCTACTCTTGGTTCATAATTTCTTATTGTTGTGCGAACCATATCTTCAATTATCATTACAGAAGAACCAGAAAAATTGTCAAATAACATTTCTCGTATTGGAGTCCCTAAATTTGAGTCAAAAAACCTCTCTGAAGGTATTGTTTCAACCAAATTTCTAACCGATCTGACAATCGCTCTTTCGTTTGCAAGAATTGGGATATCTTTTGTCACTGGATGTGGTTCAAAAGATAGACTTATATCCTTAAATCCCTTTGATTTTGCCATTATTGATGCTTTTTATTTATTTATACCCTATCTTGCATAATCATTCATCACATAATCGTCACTATCAAAGTATTCAAGTAACCACCAAGCTACAGAACGTGGATTTTTGCCTCCACAAGTAAAAATATCAATTGCAACACAACCTTTTTCTGGCCAAGTATGGCAAGAAAGATGACTTTCTGCTAAAGAAATCAGACAAGTTACTCCGTATGGGTCAAACTGATGTGTATAAGTGTTTAAAACGTGTAAATTTTCTGTTTTACATGCACCAACACACCTTTCTTCAATTTTTTCGAGGTCATTTAACTTATCAAAGGGTACATTGTATATTTCAACAAGTAAGTGAGTGCCCATATGAGCGTTTTTAACGTGTTTTTTCATCATTAATGATTCTGTAGTCATCTTCAAGTACCTCTTCAAGGTAATTTTTGTCCCAATATTCGTAATAATTGGTTTTTGCAAGTTTTTTCCTTGCTTCAGTCAAATCTTTTCTTGGTTGGCACAACACTAGGTTGTATTTTCCGTTATTTGTCTGTATTCCTTGTATGTATGTCTTTGTTTTTCCATGATCTGCGATAAATTTATAGTCTGGATAGTTTCGATTATAATCATCAACAGACTCATATAAGGAATTTGCATCAATATCGTCTTCGACTATGTTTATTATAACGTCAAAATCAGAATTTGGCACTATTTGACTTAATTTTTGTTCTTGAACACAAAAGTTAGCACCTGATGCATAAGGACATATTGCAAAATTACCTAATTCTGGTCGAATTTTAGATATTTCTTGTATCCAATGTAAAATATATTTACTCTTCTCGTCTTTCATCGGGTGTTGTCCAGAAATAATCATCACAATCACCTAAACGACCCCAGTTAACATCATTCTCAACCTCAAAGATACGTGTTGATACCTTGAAATCAGGTATTTTTACATCTTGAGGTGTCATTGAAGTATCAAAGATGCGACATCGGTTATTTGGATAAAGGCAATACTGCCCATTTCGCAATTCAATCAGATTAAATGACTTATGTTCATCAGGCATCTCACTTGTGGAAGCATCAATTTGATCAAAATCACCATGATAGTTGTCTAAAGTGCAAATATATTGTCCTTTTTGATTTCCAAAGTGTCTTGTACGACATTCCCACTCCATTGGAGCAACAAATTGCTTGACAATTACTGTAAAATCATAGTCCATACAGTTCCAAAACTGCAAATTGACCAAATCCATATCAGGATCAGGTGTTTTTGGTCGTGAGAGAAAAGCAGAGATGGGTAATTTATCATACATTGCTCCATATTCGGGTAAATACGTCTCAAAATAGAACGCACGACCTTGTATTGACTTTGCACATACCCATAAACCCTCTACAAACTCTCCATAACCTGATTGAAAGTCCGTAAGG